CGGGCGGATCGCTCTGGGTAGCGACGGTGGACGTGTCAGCCGTGCTAGTCGCCCCACCCGCGTAGGGAGAACTCATGGCAACCGTCGTTTTCGTAACCGACATTCTCCTCCCGGTGGACCCGATAGTGGTCGGGTTCAACGCCACGATCCTAACCCGAGGTAGGTACAACGGACTCGTGTACCTGAAATGGGGTGTGGGGGATTTCGACTGGGTGCTTGCTGGTGAGGTTGTGCCGCACTCGATTGCCCCGTTGGAGCAGTTGTTCCGGCTGACCCTGGACGCCGAGGTGATCGCGACGGGCGGAGGCGGCGGCGCAGCGGGGACCTCGTTCGTCACGCAGGCTGCCTTCTACTTCGACGACGTGACAGAGCGGAAGGCCGTCATCTCGGCCATCGGGAAGTTCGGCGTGGGCGGCTTGGTCACGGACCCGAACGCGCGTCTGGACGTGTGGGTTGGCGGGACGAAGGGCGTGGCCGACGGCAAGCGGATCGGAGACAACCCCGGGGCGTTCGTGGAACCGGGTACGCTGTTCATGCCGTTCACGGCGAATGGGACGTACCGGACGTTCCGAAAGAACTTCGTCTTCACTCCGCAGGCGATGGGCGCGCACTACGTCAAGATTTTCCTCGTAACCGGTTCAGCCGCAGCGGGTGTGATGACCGCGAACGTGCTGGGGATTCACCTCGGGTTCCAGAAGGACCCAACCCCCGCCGACTGCTCGCCCTGGTTCAGCGTCCCATAGGAAGGGGCAAGCATGTCATCGCCAGACAACGGGCAGTACAGCGACGATTTCCACGCCGACTACACGGCGCACTGGACGAAGTACGACGTGCTCGGCGCAGGCACGGTTGTTCAGACGCCCATCGAGGGCCACAGCGCGAACATCGTCATCACCAACGCGGGCAACCCTGGAGCCACGGCGATCCTCATGGACAAGGCGTCCATGCCCAAGGTGCCGAACGATGGCGTTGACTGGCTGGTCTGCTTTGAGGGCAAGTTCGGAGCGGGGACAGCGGGAGTGCGGACGCACAACTTCGGACTGCTCAACGCCCTGGCTGGATACACGGGGGGCACCGCGCGTTACGTCGTCATCACCGAGGACGCTCCCGGGACGCACTGGGCCTTGGAGTACAGTTCAAACGGAGGGGGCGCGAAGACCATCGTTCCCTCGACGGTCGTCATTGACATCGGCGTCTACCACCGCTTCGAGATGACCCGCAGGGGCTCCATCATCACCGTCAAGCTCGACGGCAACGTCATCATCGTCAAGAACACCGCGGGGGACGCCAACTACCCCGTGAGCACGGACATGCGCCTCGCCGCCTACAGCATCGACTTCGCTGGAGCGGCGGTGGTCACCGAACTCGACCACGCCTCGCTGAAGGTGGCCTAAGCCCATGCGCAAGTGGAACGACGAGATCGACGCTGACGGCTTCACGGTGTCAAACATCGACGTCTTCCGGTTCAAGAAGACGGGGGGCACGTTCCAGACTGACCCGGCGACTTCTGGTGCTGGCGGCAACATGAATTTTACGGCTGGTGATGCCGCAGCGGGGAACAACGCTGGTGGTAACTACGCGGTACTCGGAGGTGCTGGTAAAGGGTCGCAACCTTCAGGTGATACCGTTGTCGGCGGGCAGCCTCATCAGGACACGGGTCTGGTGGGGGGCCTAGTCCTCAAGCACGACCTCGACACGGAGACTTGGCACTGGCTCGGGCGTCGAGGTTACCCAACTGATGACGGTGTGTGGACGACCATCATGGACGTTCCGGTCACGTCTTCCGTCATCATCCAGCTCAAGGCGTCGCTGTTCATGCAGGCAGCAGGGGGCGCGGGCTCCTACGGCATGTTCGAGATTGACGGGCTGTTTCAAGGAGGCTCACCGCCAACGCAGTTTGGTACGACGGCTGTTCCCGTTCTGGTGCGTTCGGGTGTCAACGTGGACGTGCAGTTCGCCATCGTCGGCAACACCATCGAGGTGCAGGCCAAGAACGACGGCGTAGCGACAGGGGCAGTTCTCGACTGCCTGCTGCGGACCAAGTTCTTCCCGATCCCCTGATGAGGTAGGCTCTCGCTCGTGAGCGTCGAGTACCGATACCACCGCGTCCTCCCGCTCCCGCTCGTACCGGACGCCGACCCGAACGTCTCGGGCTTGTCGCCCGACGACGAGGTGGTCTTCAAGCTCCAGTCGCGTCCGCCGTTCGGCAACACGCTGACGGTGAGCCACGCGCTGTACTTCTCCCTGGAGGGCGGCGCTCCTGGCGCGGCTCCGGCCGTCTCCTTTCGCACCTGGGAGTGGGATGAACTCGGGATGCGTTGGGTTGCGGTCACGCCTGGCCCTGTCCTCGCGCAAGATCGCGTCAAGCTGGTCGGGACCGGCGTGCAGGAGGCGCGGCTGTTCGTCCAGTTGATCGGGGTTGTCGATGCTGGCGCGGCCACGACCATCCACCTGCGGTTGACCGAGCAGGGCACCGACAGCAACGCCAGCTACGGCGGTGCGGGTGGCGGCGCCTCCAGCGTCGTAGAGGGCTTCGGCCTGCCAGGCTTGCCCGTCGGCGGCCTGCTCACTGTGCAGGGCGACCCCAGCGGCGAGCCCATCCCCGTCTTCGTCACGAACCCTTCCAGCGGAGGTTGCGGTGTGATCTCCATCCAGGTGAACAACGAGTGGCAGAAGTACACGGTGGGCATGACGGAGGAGGTTGTGGCCGAGCACACCATCGACTTCGACGCCCTCTCCTCCATCGGCCTCGGGTGTCGGCTCACCGCTCTCACCGAGCAGACGGGAGGGGCCTCCGGCGACTACCGGGTCCGCGTGGGGGGCACCTTCAACACGGCGGACGGGACGATCTTCGCGCTGCTCACGACGACCAACCCGGCCTACGCGCTGCCGCCTGACGGCGTGGTCGGGCCTATCCTACCGAAGCCCGTCGGGAAGCAACTGGTGAAGGTGACAGCCCGCGCCTCCATCGCCGGAAAACTCGCCCGTATTAGGGGCTACGAACTGATATTCTCCGCGTAGAGGAGCCACCATGTCTGTTGCTGACGAACTCCAAAGGACACTCGACTTCGCCACCTTCCAGGGGAAGAACCTGGGAGATCCGACGGCGGCCGATGATGTCACCAAGACCGACAACGCCACCGCTCCCGCGGACCCGGCGGCAGTGGCCGCCCCCGGGGCCAGCTTCAAGGCCGCTCCGGCCAACCACGTCCATCAGGGTGTCCACGCCGTCAACGCCGACGCGAACCCCAACCTGTTCGGCAACGTGCAACTCGTCTCCGGCACGGGCATCACACTTTCCCAGGCGGGCAACGCGATCACCGTGGCGACCAACGCCGCAGCGGTGAACAAGATCACCTGGGCCGATGATGACCAGTTGCTCCAGCAAGGCAACGTCGAGGAGATCGTCGCGGAGTGGAACATCAACTTCGACGACGCCGGAGCGGGGACCATCCAGGCCCGGCTGACCGCGCTCGTGAACGTCAGCGCCGGCACGGGCACCTTTCGGCTCTACACGGGTGCGACCGCTCCCGGAGCCACGGCAGGCGGCACGGTGCGCGCCACCATCACGACCACCAACACCGCGTTCGAACAGCAGACGAACCTGGGTGCTGCGTTCGCCAACCCCGGCGGCCAGCGGCTCGTGCAGATCACGTCGCAGGGCTCCGCCGCCCCGAACCGGCAGCGCATCCGAGGCTACGAAGTCGCCATCGGGTAAGAGGACATGGCAACCTCCTTCGAGCTTGAGCGGCCTCTCGACGCGGCAGGGTTGGCGATTCGCACGCTGCCTCTGCCCGTCGGGGCGCAGGACGCCGCGAGGTACGCGGACCTGCACATCGCGGGTCCGCTGCTGAACAACGCCTTCCGCGAGATCACGGGCACGGCGTTTCCCACCGAGGTCATCTGGTGGACGAGCGCGGCAAAGGTAGCCAAGATCGTGTCGCTGGACATCACCCGCAACGCGAACCAGACCCCGGCCACCGAGGTCACCAAGGTCTTCAAGGATGACGGCGTGACGATCCTCTACACGGTGACCGACACCATGACGTACTCCGGCGTGTTCGAGACTTCTCGCGTGAGGACGGTGGTCTGATGGGCGCCTTCGGCGAAATCTCACCCGCAGGAATCCTCTACGACGCCGCAGGCGCGAGCCCCGGCAACATCGTCTGGTCGGGGTCTTCCATCTCGTCGGACCTGGCGTTCGCCATCGCGGCGGGCAAGCTCGCCAACGCGCTCCACAAGATGCTGTGGGGCACGGTATCCACCTCCGTCATCACCGCCGAGGTGGCGGTGAACTCGACGACCTACACCGAGCAGGCGTCAGGCGCACAGCGCAGCGTCAGCTCGGCCAATGCCGCGGATACCGCGGCAGGCACCGGGGCGCGGACCGTGCGGCTGACCTACTACACGCTGGTCGCTGGCGTGATCGCAGGCCCGTTCACCGAGAACATCACGCTCAACGGGGTCACCCCGGTCAACACCGTCGCCACCGACATCGCACTCATCGAGGACCTGGAAGTCCGCACGGCGGGCACTGGAGGCACGAACGCGGGCGTCATCAGCCTGTTCGCGGCAGCGGCGGGCGCTGGTGGCACCGTCGCCAGCATCGCGGTCTTCGCGGCGAGCTCTGCCGGCCGACGACTCAACTACGCGCAGCACTACGTTGCCAGCGGGCGCACCGCGTTCATCTACGAGGCCAATCACTTCAGCATGTCGGCCTCCGCGCAGGAGCCCAACTTCACGCTCAAGAGCCTGGACTACTCGCTCGCCGCCGCTGCGGAGAAGAACCTCACGCCGTTCATGCAGGTGCAGGGTGTGTCCTCCACCAAACAGTTCAATTTTTCCGTGCCCATCCCTGTCGTCGGCCCGGCGCGCATTCGATCCTATGTCTCTCCCTCTACTGCGACCGTCGCCATCCAGGGCAGCGCGTTCTCGCTCATCGAGGTGCCGACGTGATCAACGAGAACGGCGGGGCGAACCTGGCGGAGTTGGCCGTCGCGCTCATCCGACGACTGGGCAACCTCACGTCGGCGGGAACGTCGGAGGTGCTGCTCTGCGGACGGACCTACACGGAGCCGGCGAGCGAGGCCCAGCGGTCCGTCAAGTCCACGAGCGCGAGCGACACCAACTCCGCCGGGTCAGGCGCGAAGGCGGTGCGGATCACGTACCTCACCTCCTCCTACGTCCTGAAGACCGAGGACGTGCTGCTGAACGGCGTGACTGGCGTCAACACGGTCGCCTCCGACATCCGGTTCATCGAGAAGTTCGAGGTTATCAAGGGCACGTTCGCGGTCGGCGCGGTCACCCTCCAGACGACCACAGCCGGCGGCGGCACTGAGATTTGCGGAGTGGGCGCGGGGGCAACCGACGCCTTCCTCTGCCATCACTACGTCCCCGCGGGCCGGGTGGCCTACCTGCTCGACTGGTCCGCGGTCACGAGCCTCGACACCGTGTTCAAGTTGTTCGGCCAGGCGCGGGTCAACGACGTCGATCTCATCGATCAGGTGGTGGATCTCTACAGCCTCCTCGGTCCTGGGGTCGCCACGCAGGGTCGCGCGGAGTTCTTCCCGCGCAGCCTGTCCGGGGTGCCGTTGGCCGAGAAGACCTACGTCCGCGTCAAGGTGGTCCCCGGAGCTACCGGAGCCATCAACCGAGCCGTCCTGCAACTGTTGGAGTACGCCGCATGAAGACCCTCGCTGTTCTCGTAGCCCTCCTCTGGACGACTCTCGCGCAAGCTCAGACCTGCGCGACCCCGGCGCAACTGGCGACGGACCTCGGCAACGCCACCCAATCCGACGTGATCAGCCTGTCGGGGGTCAACCCGCTCAACTGCCCCGAGATCGGGATGACCCAGACCTGGGCCGGCGGCCATCTCGTGTTCTCCGACAGCCCCGAGAGCCCGACAGCCAAGGCCAAGCTCTACGCCGACCTGACCCTCGCAGCGACGAGCGGCACCAACTACAACCGGGTCTTCGTCTATCACGTCAACAACTCGGGAGCGACCAAGCGGTTCACCGTCGTCATCAAGAACACCGGGAGCGCCGCGGGTACGCTGACTGTGCAGCAAGGCGGGACGGCCGGTCCGACGACCAGCTTCCTTTACGCGGGCAAGCTCGCCTTCCAGCGATGGCTCAACGCGATCGCAGGCTCCGGCGTCTCGGTGGCGGCGGGCGGCTACCAGCGTCTCGACACGACGTTCGACACGACCAACGTGACGAACGGCAATCTCCTGCACGGCATCTGGGACTACAGCTTCACCCAGTCGCACGAGGTTCACATCTGCATGTTGAACACGGGGGACAGCCCTACGAGCGTGTGCCCGGGGCTCGCCGTCGCCGCGCGGGACAGCCACGTCCGGGGCACGTTCCCGAACGCCGACAAGGTGTACGACTTCGCGGGGACCATCGACACCACGGCGGGCATCCAGCAGTTTCCCCTCGCTGGGGGTACCACAAACGATACGAACGCCGTCGGAACCGACGCCACCGACGGGAGCACGCAGACGCTCACAGGCAACTTCGGGATCAAGTACCGGATGCACTTCAGCGTCCAGACCACCGACGGCAAGAGCTTTGGCTTCCTGTTCAACCCGCGTGGCGGGCAGTGGGGAGGCGCAGTCAAGACCCTCGCCGGCATCACGGTGGGCGGCGTGTTCCTGGTCCCAGCCACCAGCGGGTCAACCGGAGACAACACCAAGGGCGCCGTCGAGGGTAAGTACGCTCCCGGAACAACCCCGAGCCCGTGGTGCCAGTTCATGCCGACGGGGGGATCGTCGTTCCCTCTGCGGTTCATCGCCGTGCCCTACTAGGGAGCCCCCTTTGAAGACCCTCGCGCTGTTCCTCGTTTGCTTCGTCAGTGGTTGCCCGAACCCGACTCCGCGCCCGGCTCCCGTCAAGCCGGCGCTGGTGACTCCTCCGCCGGCCACGCGACCACTGCTCATCGTCAAGAACGAGTGCGCATCCCCGATCTGGATTCAGCAGCAAGGGATGCCGGCGGGCACCCCCAGCGTCACGGCGCTGCCTGTGAAGGGGAGCACGACCTACAACATCCCGGTGGCCGGGATCGCGTCCACGCGCTTCTGGGTGAAGACCGGCTGCGATGCGACCGGACAGAACTGCCCCGAAGGCCAGTCATCGCCGCCTTGCCCTCCGGCTGGTTGCACGCCGCCCATCGACTCGATGATCGAAGCGACATGGGGCTGCGACCTGCCCGAAGCCCAGTGCGGCACGACTCCACAGGGCAAGACGTTGCACGGACCGACGTGGTGGAACGCGAGCGAGGTCGGGGGCTACACCGTCCCCTACTCCATCGAGCCCGGTGCGAACGGCGGACCCGGTTGCGTGGCCGTCAACTGCAACGAGTTGTGGCAAGGGCAGTGCCCTGATGCCGAGGACCTCTCGACGGGCGGGAAGTACCCCGAGTTCAAGAGCATCAACCTCAACGTGCGCGGGGCGGGTGGCGCGGTCATCGGCTGCTACTCCCCATGTCAGGCGCTCACGCAGGTTGGGTACGGAGGCAAGGGCATTCAGCCTCCGAGCGATCCGCGCGCCGCGATGTACTGCTGCCCGACGCCGCCCATCTCACCTGGAGCGTGCAAGGCTGGCCCGGTGGCGCAGACGAAGTACGTCCGAGCGGTCCATGGCATGTGTCACAAGACGGCCTACGCCTACGCCTACGATGATGGCGTGGGGCTCCACACCTGTACGCCGACCACCGTGCTCACGATGACGTTCTGCCCGCCACAACCCGCGAAGTGACAGCCAGCCGAGGCTGAGATAGGCTGCATCTATGGCCGTCGAGTTCTCTCACGAACGCACAGTGCTCGTCGGGGCGTTGCCGGATGCGGCCCCGAACACGACCCCGCCGGCCGCGGCCAGCTTGCTGCGGCTTCAGCGGAACCCGCCGAACGGCGAGGACGAGGCGCACAGCATCTCCTTCTACGTCGAGGCCAACAACGCCGCCGCCGGCACCTTCACCTGGACGCTCTGGGTGCAGGACGCCAAGACCGCCGCGTTCATCAAGGTGGCGACAGCAGCAGCGGCGGCCGACCGCGTGGTCATCACGCAGCCCGTCCCGGTGGAAGCCAATTGCTTCGTCCAACTCACGGCAATCGCCGGCTTCGCGGCGGCGGCGAGCCTGACCACGCGGGCCACGGAGCAGAAGTAGCGTCGTGCCCGGCGACGTCTACGGACTCTTGGGGGCGGACGGGGCCGTGATCGGCGTCCCCTATTTCGGAGACGGTTCCGACGGCGATGTGGTGATCGCTGCGGACACGAACCTTGCTCGCGATATGTACTACAACAACCTCACGATCAACACCGGCAAGGTGCTGACGACGAAGGGTTGGCGCATATTCGTAAAGGGCACGCTGACGCTCTCGGGCACCGGCAAGATCGCATCTAGCGGTAGCGCCGGCGGGTCTGGGGCCTCTGGTGGTGGCGCTGGGCCTGGTGCCGTGTACGACGTGTACAACCGCAAGGTGGGCGGGACTACCAGCAACATCGGCGCCCTTGGTGGTATTGGCCAGGTCGGTGCAGGAGGCGCGGGCGGCGGTTACACCCGCGACCCGGCCACCGCGCTCTACCACAACGCTCTGGGAGGCGCAGGCGGTGCGGGAGGCGCGGGGCAGAACGGAGCCGCTGGTGCTGCGGGCAGCCTGGATACTTCTGGCGGGACTGTACCGCTGCTCGGCATACACACGGTCGCCGAGCTTGCTGGGCTTCTCAATGGCGGAACCATAGACGCCCAGAACGCCGTCTTCACCTACCAAGGTGGGGCAGGTGGTGGCGGTGGTGGCGGTCAAACCTCTGGCGCGAAGAAAGGGGGTGGGGGCGGCGGAGGTGGCGGCTTCGTCGCTGTTCTCGCTTCCGTAGTTACAGGCGCGGGCTCCATAGAGGCTGTCGGTGGCGCTGGAGCCAACGGTGACCCCGCTGGTAACACAGGTGGCGGTGGAGGTGGTGGTGGTGGATTCGTCGGCCTTGCCTACCGTACTACCTCGGGCACCTGGACGACTTCGGTAGCCGGTGGGGCCTTGGGCGTCAAAGGTGGCACTGGCGCCGATGGTGTAGTGGGGCCCGCAGGCAACCTCAACACCTTCGTGGTTTAGGCCAATGGCGGCCAACAGGTCCTCCATGGCAGCACCGTTCATCTCGTCCGGTGTTGTCGCACCAACCTCGGGTGCTCCCGGAGGTGAGGAAGCAGGGGGCACTATGCTGCGTTTGTGTTGGCTGATGATCGCAGCCTTCTTCCTGGTGAGCTGCCCAGGGCGCCCCATTCCTGGTGACGGTGGTGGTCCTCTGGTTCACGCGGACTGTGGCGGCGCTACCCCTGACGCATCAGCGGAGACTCTCGATGCCACGCGACACTGACCACATCGCCACGCCCTTTGAAGGTGTGCCAGAGCGTGAGCTGACGCCAGTCCGCGGCACCCCCATCTACGTAACGGAGCCGCGAGAGCGGTCTGGTGGGTTCCTCTCCTGGCCGCAGCCCAAGGCCCTCATCACCTGGCTGGCGCTTCTGGCAGCAGTCATCGGCATCGCGGTGCCTGTGGCCAGCGCCTTCTTCGTCAGGGCGTCCATGTACGACGTGGACAAGAGCGCGCAGCAGATGGTGAACTCGAAGGTGGACAAGGAGAGCACCATCATCCAAGTCCACCTAGATGCCCTGAAGTCACAGCTTGACGCTCACGCAACCGAGAGCCAGCGCCAGCAGGACAAGATCAACGTCAAGCTGGATGACCTCTTGAGTCGGCGCCGGTAGACGCACGTAGGCAGGCGCGGTAGCTTGGTGGGCATGACCATCAAACAAAAGCTCCAGGCGACCGGCAAGGCCCTCTTCTTCGCACTGTGCGATCTCGTTGGCAGCAAGTCATCGCTCGTGGCGGCGCTCGGTGTTCTGGGTGACCTGCACGCGAACGGCAAACCAACGCTCGCGAGCGCGATCATGCTGGCAGGAAAGCTGGTGGTCCAGGCAAGCGCCGACCACGGGAAGAACGCCACGGTCACCACCGACCGGACGGGGCCGCTCTTTCCGGCCGCGAAGTGAACGCCCTCGGGATCGACCCGGGGAAGGACGGGGCTCTCTGTCTCATCCGAGAGACAGGCGAGGTGACGTTCTGGGATGCCCCGACGCTGCCCTCGGGGAAGGCCGGGAGTAGCGCGCGGATCTACGACGAGCAGGCGATGGTCGCCGTCGTTCGGCACGCGCTGCGCCTGGCCCCGGTTTGCGGGGTGGTTATCGAGCAGGTTCACGCGATGCCCGGTCAGGGCGTGACCAGCATGTTCTCGATGGGAGAGGGCTACGGGCTCTGGAAGGGCATCGTCTCCGCTTGCGGGCTCGCGTGGGGCACGGTGACGCCGCAGGCGTGGAAGAAGGTCGTGCTGGCCGGCTACGGCAACAAGGACAAGGGCGCCGCGGTGCAGGTCGCGTCGCGGCTCTTCCCCTCGGTGGCAAGCCAGTTGAAGACGGAGCGCGGGCGCATCCTGGACGGACGGGCTGACGCGCTCTGCATCGCGGAGTACCTGCGGAGGATGGTGCGACGATGACTCGTCCCACCATCGCGCTCGGCGTGCACAACGACGCGGTCAAGTACCTCCAGCAGCGGCTCGTCGAGTCGGGCTTCGCCATCGACGGGGCCGAGATCGCCGACGGGCTCTTCAGTACGACGACGGACAAAGCGGTGCGGACCTTCCAGGCGGCGCACGCGCTCAATCACGACGGCATCGTCGGCCCGAAGACTTGGGCGACGCTCGACGGAGATCATCAGGCGGACGAGCCGACCGCGATCCCCTCGGTCGCGGTCACGGATCTCGGGTTCACCGCAGCCGCCGTCGCCCTCAACGCGGCTCTTCTCGACCTGCACGCGGGGGTGGTCGAGGTCCCCCCGGGCTCGAACCGGAGCCCGCGCATCGACGCGATGACAGGCTGGACGGGAAGGCCCGCGGGGCAGCAGGGGCCGGCGTGGTGCGCCTACGCGGTGACGACGTGGTGGTCGCTGAAGCTCCCGCACTTCGGCAGCGTGGACTCCATCCTGGGTTGGGCTCGGCGGCGGCGCCTCCTGCACGATCCCGTCTTCGAGGGGGCGTTCGTGCCGCATCCCGGGGACATTTTCGGCGTGGTCGCGCGTCGACCGGCCTCGGGTACCGTTCCGTTCGACGGGGGCGTTCACACGGGGTTGGTTCTCGCGGTGGACCCGCAGGCGGACGTCGTGGTGACGGTCGAGGGCAACTCGGCGAACCGGGTCCGCTCCATTCGACGGCCCTGGGGCTCCCTGGTCTTCGTCCGCATTTCTGACGCAGTGTGGGTGTAGGTGTAGGTGTAGGTGGGGGGAGGCATCGCGTCAACGGGCAGGATATTCGTGTCGATTTATCCTTGACGTTCCCCCCCGGGTGGCTCTAACTAGAAGTGCGGGGGCCAGAAGGGCTCCCGGGAAGGAGTCTCCGAGATGCTGAAAATCGAGTTCGCGGACGGCACGGTGTTCGATGCCGACGAGTTTTCCAACTTCGCGTGGTGCCCCGAGCCGGCCCCGGAAGCTGCCCCCAAGGCCCCCCCGGTGGCCCCCAAGGACCCTTGCGTTGGTGGCCCGAACTGCCCTGCGTGTGCCCCCTCCCCGTGGGCCCCGGCAGTCTCCCCGAAATTGACGCGACGCGCTCGACGCGTGATGGCACGGGAGCGGCAGAAGGCCGAAAAGGTCTGGGAGCCCAACGCACTGCGCAACCTTCTCGCTCGACGCGGTGAGCCGAAGTCCGAAGCGTTCTCCCGAGCCGCAGCCCCCCGGGGATGGGCCTTCGACGTGACCTGGAAGAAGGTCGCCTAATGACGCGAGAAGACTACGAGTACGAGATGCCGGAACCCCAACTTCAGGAGGTGCTCCCCGAGGTCCGCTCGCCGGAGCAGGAGAGGTTCGAGATGGTCATTCGCCAGCAGGTGCTCGACAACTGGGACGCGGTCATCGCTCCCGTCAGCCACAAGCCGGAGGTCAACTGATGAAGGACATCTGGATCGAAAGCGCGGAATGCGCGGTGCGCGTAACCTGGGCGGACTTCGTCCGGGACAACGAGCCCGACGTGGTCGAGGAGACGAGAGCGGCTCTCGACGCGGGGCGCTACTGCTACTTCGAGATCAACTGGTTCGTCGTGCGCGAGGTAGCCTAGGGAAGGGCATCCCGAACGGAGGAGGGCCTGTTTGGCGTGGTTCGAGTCCCCGCACCGGCACCAAGCCTTCCAGATCGCAACGGGTTCGACGTAATTCGCCGGCTCGCGGCTAATGACTTTGGTGCAAGTCGAACGCAACCCACAAAAAGGACGAACGAACATGACTCTCAACTCCGCTCCCGCTCCCAAGAAGGCCCGCGGCCCCGTCGTGGGGCGACTCCCTGCGCGCTGCTCCCTGCTCCTGGACAGGGTCAACGCGACGCTGAAGACCCTGCGGGGCTGGGGAACCACCAACCCCAACGTGGTCGTCGCAGTGGAGGCTCTGGCCGCCGCGGCCTCGGCGCTCCCGGACGCGGTGACCGCGTGCAAGACGCTGGTCGAACAGGGCTTCGTGCCGACGAAGGCCCGCGTCGCCGTCGCGGCATCGGCCAAGCTGGAGCCCGGCGCGTCGGTCGCGATCCGGGCCGAGTACCGGGCCGAGTACCTCCCGCTGGTCGAGAGTGACGCGGTGCTCTCCAACCTGAAGGTCGCGAGCAAGACGGGCAAGCGGATCGTGGTGCTCGCCCCCGACGGCAGCAAGTTCTTCGTGGCGGCCAAGCACCTCGCGTAGAGACTCAACCCCGAGGTCCGGGGGTGTGGAAAGCCCCCGGACCTCAAAACCCCGAACAAGGACGAGAACATGACGACGCACGGCTTTCAGATTCGCGACGACAACAGCATCGTGGTGCTGCCCGGACTGGCGGCAGACGACGTGACGGGGGCCCTGGTCTACTGGAACCTGTCCGGCCCGGTGCCGGTCGGGGCCTTCACGGCGGCCTGGGTGGCCGCGGGATTCGCAGAGGATGGGGCTCCCCCGAGTCCGAGTCCCGAGACGGCGCTCCGTCGCGCGGTGCAGCACGAGAAGCACAAGCGTCGGCTCGCGCGGCCGGTCCCCGGGGGCTGGGCGCTCATCGACGAGACGGTGCAGGCCGACGACAGCGCGGCGCCGCTGCGGCACGCGATGTCTCTCCAGGCGAAGATCGCGGGCTGGGTGAAGATCACCCCGGCGGATCACCCGCTGGCCCCGACCATCGAGGCGGACTTCGCGAAGGCTCTTGACCACTACGTCGCGGACGACTTCTCGGCGTGGCTGCCCCGGCAGGTCGAGCGGCTCGGCGGCGTCAGGCTGCGCGAGGGAGGGGGCTTCTACTTCGTGCCCCGTCCGTCGGTCCCGGCATGGCGGGCCCTGGTCAGCGTAATGCGCTCGGTGACCGGGCACACGCTGCGCGAGATCCCCGCGCTCCGCGCGGGGGACGTGGTCGACGCGGTGACTGAGGCGGTGAGCCGCGAGGCTTCCGAAGCGGTCGCCGAGATGGAGAAGGAACTCGTCGACGGTGACCTGGGGGCGCGGGCTCTCCGCGGTCGCGAGGCCCGCTGCGAGGCCGCCCGGGTGAAGGTCGTCAGCTATGAGAAGCTGCTCGGGCAGTCGCTCGATGTCCTGCGCGAGAAGCTCGACGCGCTCAAGGTGAATCTCGCCGAGGCCGCGCTCGCGGCCGAGATGGAGGCGGGAACGCGTTAGCCTATTCGTGTCGATTTATTCTTGACGTCCCCCCCGTGTGATTCTAGTATGGGGGTGTTGGAAGGCCCCTTGAAAGGACGAACCCCATGGATCTGAACCGCATCATCAAGACTCTGCTCTTCACCCCCGGCCCCAAGGGCCGTTGGGGCATCCCCGTGCTCTGGGAGGGGCCCCCCGGGGTTGGCAAGACCTCGATGGCCGAAGCCGCGTTCCGCGAGCACGGCATGGACTTCGAGACGATCATCGCCGCCACGCGTGAGCCCTCGGACTTCGCGGGCCTCCCCGTCGTGACCAATGACTCGGTTGTGTTTCGCGCGATGGGCTGGGCCGTCCGGCTCCAGAAGAAGGGCCGGGGAGCGGTCTTCCTTGACGAGCTTCGCAACGCCCCTCCCGCGGTGCAGGCGGCGCTCCTGCGCTCGATTCTGGACCGGGTGGTCGGGGACTGCTCCCTCGGCAACGGGGTGCGCTTCTACGCGGCGCAGAACGCGGTCGAGCACGCGGCCGGGGGCTACGACGTCGCGGCTGCGCTCGCTAACCGCTTCATCCACCTGAACTGGGCGAAGCCATCGGTCGACGACTGGTCTGACTACTTGCTCGGCGGGGGTGGGCTGGAGCCGGAGGCCAAGGTCAGCGGGGATCCCGCGGCCGAAGAGAAGCGCGTGCTGGACGCTTGGGGGGGCCCATGGGCCAAGTCGGCGGGCCTCCTTACCGCGTTCCTGCGCAAGCGGCCGGAGTTGCACCTGCGGGTGCCCGCGGCCGGCGACCCCGCGCTGTCGAAGGCGTGGCCATCGCCGCGCACCTGGGACTACGCGGCGCACATCCTGGCGGGGGCCGAGATCCACGGGCTGCCCGTGGTCGAGACGGAGACGCTCTTGACGGGATGCGTCGGTCCCGGCGCGGCCACGGAGTTCGTCGCGTTCGTGAGCGACGCGGACCTGCCGGACCCTGCCGACGTGCTCGACGGCAAGGTGTCGTTCAAGCCGGACGCGAGGCTCGACCGTACACTGGCGGTCTTCTCGGCCTGCGCGGCTCTCGTGACTGCACCGAAGGTCGACAAGAAGATCGACCGGGTCAAGAAGCTCTGGACCCTGCTCGGGGATCAGGCGAAGGTCGCGGTCGACGTCATCGTTCCGGCGGCGCGCACGCTGGTCAGGGCCAAGCTGTCGGCCGGGGTGGCCCCTGTCGAGGCCCGGCCGGTGCTTCTCAAGCTGGAGCCGGTGCTGCGCGCGGCGGGTCTGCTCGGGGCCTCGTGACCCGACTCGGGGAGGGGCCGAAGCCCCTCCCCTTTTCTCTTTCGTGTCGATTTATCCTTGACGTTCCCCCCGCGTGACTCTACTCTGATGGTGAAAGGACGCGCATGAACTCGAACGAAAAGCTCGCTGCCGGTAGGCTTCTCTTGGTGCGGAAGGCTCCGTGGTTCGCCGCTGCCGCGATGGGCCTGATCCCCAAGGAAGCTCCCGGGCTCGGGACCTTCGGGGTGTCGGCCGACTGGATGCTCTACTGGGACCCCCAGATGGCGGATCGCTGGGCAGTGTCCGAGATCGCCGCGGTGCTCTGGCACGAAGTCGGACACGTTCTTCGCGACCACGCGTCGCGACGCAAGCTCATGGCCGCCGAAGCGCGGCTCTGGAACGTGGCTGCGGACTGCGAGATCAACGACGATCCGCTCCCGGCCGGGCTGTCCTTCCCGGTCTTCCCGTGCCCCGACAAGGTGTGCAAGCACAAGCCGGGTGCACACGAACACTGCACCCCGGGCAAGTTCGCCCTGCTCGACGGGGATCTGGCCGAGGGCTACTACGCGCAGCTTCGTCAGCAGCAGGAAGAGCAGGAGAAGCAGGAGAAGCAGGAGGGCGGCGGCGACGAGGACCAGGAGGGGGAGGGGGAAGGCCAAGGGGGCCAGGAGGGGGAGGGGAAGGGCAAGCCGCAGGTCGGGGCCGGATGGTGCGGTGGCGGCGCGGGACGCGAGCTTCCCGGTGAGGAAGAGGGGCAGGGGGGCGGCCGCTCCGAGGCCGACGGCAAGCGCATCGCGCGGCAGGTCGCCGAAGCGATCCGCGACGAAGCCTCGCACGGTCGGGGTACGGTTCCCGGCGGCTGGGCTCGCTGGGCCGCCGAGATGGTCAAGCCGGCGAGGGTTCCGTGGCAGCAGCTTCTCGCTCGCGCGGTGCGCGCGTCGCTGGTCTACGTGGCCGGCGCGGTCGACTACACCTACCGTCGGCCGAGTCGTCGGCAGGGCTCCATCGGCTACGGGCCGGGGAGCTACCTCGCGCCGAGTCTGCACGCGCCGAAGCCTCGCGTCGCGGTCGGGGTCGATACCTCGGGGTCGATGGGAGCCGCCGAACTGGAGCGGGCCATCGCGGAGGTCAACGGCATCCTGCGCGCGGCCGGGACCGCGGTGGACTTCCTGGCCTGCGACGCGAGTGTCCACGAGAACAAGATCGTGAGGTCGTGGCAAGAGGCGGCGGCTGCGCTCAAGGGTGGCGGAGGCACGGACTTCCGGCCGATCTTTGACGCGGTCGGTAAGCTCCGGCCGACCCCGGACGTGTTCGTGTTCGTGACCGACGGGCAGGGCCCGGCACCCAACGTGGCCCCCGAGTTCGGCGTGATCTGGTTGCTCGTCGGCGGGAGCCACGCGGTTCCCTACAACGAGCACGGGACGATCACCTACGGGAAGGTCATTGAAGTCGACGAGGAAGGAGTCAAGAATGCGCGCTGAAAAATGGCACAAGCTGGGTGAGAAGCCGGCCCGACCGGAGATGCGTTACACGGCGTTCGCGTCGTGCGCCGAAGGCAAGAACGGTGTTCACCCGGTCACCGTCGTCGTAGACGTCGAGGGCGAGATCATGCACCTGTCGGCTCCCTGCCAGGATCCGAAACTCGCGTCGGTTATCCGAGGGCTGGAAGGCGAGTGCTGCCTGAACCTCCTGAACTCCATCAAGAAGGCGCTGGCCGGGAAGACGGACATGGGAGTCGCGGGGGCCTTCAACGAGTTGTTGTGCCGTCGGGACGCTGCGCGCGCGCAGCTTCGTCGAGATCGAGCGAGGAAGTTCGCCCAGGAGAAGTTCAACCAGGAGAACGCGAAGGACCGCTGGCTTCGTAAGGCCGCCGGGATCCCGATGGAGATCGATAGACGGGAGCTACACATCGTTCACCAGTGCCGGGTCGCCGAGAAGAACGCGGCTGGACGGTGGACGCTCAACGAGCCTGCGGTCTACGCCGCCGCGCCGCGGGTCTTTGCCACGCGTCGTGGCCGAACTTCCTGCCGCGCGTGCAACAAGTCCGACGTGACGCCGAAGCATTTTCACGGCTCCGGTCACTGCGAGCGCGTTGTGCAGTGCGTGCGTCGTGCAGTGGCGTTTCTGAACGCGCTTGGGCAGGGCTCGACGAAGGTCGTCGAGGCCCTCGCTTTCGCCGGGGTGCCGCAACCTGTGCCGGTGAAGCTGCCGTAGCAGAAGTAATTTTCTTGACATTCGCCACCGTGAAAGCTACCAGGAAAGAACGCAATTTCGCCTTGGAGGCAACCCATGCAGATCACCGCCGAACAGCACCTCGCCATCGAAACCGCCGTCACCGCAGTCGCGCGTCGCTTCAAGCGTCTCGGTGCCCCCGTCGACCCGGAGGAGGCGACGCAAGTCGGGTGGCGCGCGGCCCTAGAGGCCCTGCTCAACTTCGACCCGAAGCGGGGGAAGCTCGGAGGGCTGCTCTACACGGCGGTTATCCGAAACGTGGGGGACGAGATGTCCCGCGTCCTCGCGGTGCCGTCCATCGGCCAGCACCGGGAACTCGCCCGTGAGTTGCAGACGCGCGTCGAGATCGACGACGTCGTCGTCAACGCGCTCGTGGACGAGACGACGCCCGAGGATCTCGCCATCGAGAACCAGCAGGCCCGGAACCTCGTGTCGTGGAGAATCCGCGTGCGTCGTGAGGTCGAGAGGGTGACCGCGAAATTCTCCGCAGCCGAACGCGAGATCGTCGAAGCTCTGGTCGACGGCGGCAAGAGTCGCGAGATCGCCGCGACGTTGGGGGTCGAGCCGAAGCAGGTCTACCGCGTGAGGGCGAAGCTCGACCGTCACCTGAAGGAGTCGTCGGCGCTGGCCGTGCTCAACCGGGCGCGCGAGGAGATCGGGTGATGGACGGCTACGACGGCTTCGGCGTCCCTCGCTGGCTGTCCTGGCTCGCCGGGGGCCTCTCCGTGGTGGGCGCGCTGACCGTGATCGTCGGTGTCTGCGCGGGCGTCATGTGGCTGGTCAAGCACGTCAGGATCGTCCCGTGAGTTACGTCTGCAAGCAGCCGGTGTCGTTCGGCGTCGGCTGGGTCTGCACGCCGACGTGCTACCTGCGTTGGTTCGCCCGGCATCGCATCGAATGGAGGCTCTCGTGACCAACCTCGACGTCCATCCGAGCGACCTGCACCCGAGGCCGGGCGACAACCCCAACGTGCTCACCCCGGCGCAGTGCGTCCAACTGCGCGCTGCTATCAAGAAGTTTGGCTTCCTCCAGCCGGTGCTCGCGCGTCGGCTGGAGGACGGTGCGCTGGAGATCATCGACGGGCATCACCGGGTAGCGGCGGCCATCGACGTTGGCCTCGCGACGGTGTCGGTGGTCGTGGTCGACGCGGACGAGGCGGTCGCCCTGGCCGAGTCGCTCTCGATGAACCGGCTGCGCGGCGAGACGGATCTGTCCATCGCCGCGGACGCACTCCGCGACCTGCGTGACTTCGGCTGGACGGTGCCCGAGATGACCGTGACGGGTTTCTCCGACGAGGAGGTCGAGGCCCTGCTCAAGCAGGCGCGCGCGGACGTCGACGACCTGGGCGACCTGGGGGGTAACGTCGAGGACGAGGGCGAGAGCGTTCCGCAGAAGCGGTACACGCTGCGGCTCTCGTTCGACCGCGAAGTCGACCGCGATCGCGTGCGACTCTTCGCCCTGAACAACGGGCCTACCATCGAAGCAGGCATCCTCAACATCGCGGGCAAAGGAGAATCGTCGTGAAGAAGCGCCATTACTCGCCTCGTCGTCCGTCTGCACAAGCGATCAGGATGGAACTCCGGGGGTTCGTCACCGTCGTCGCGGCGGCCAAGATCGCCGGGGTCCACCGCTCGACGATCTACTCGTGGCTGGAGCAGAACAAGATCGAGAACAGCCGTCTCGGCGGCGCGAGGTACATCCTGCGCACGAGCCTGGAGCAGTTCCTCGGGCCGCTCCTGGCGTCGGCGTGATCATCGCCCTCACCAACCTGCACGCCTCGGTGCTGTCCTCGACGGACGCCGAGGACCGGATGCTGCGCTCGTACCTGTCGTTCGAGGCCCCCGGCGCCGCGTACTCGTTGGCCGCGCGCTCGGGTCACTGGGACGGGAAGATCCACCTGTGGAACGAGGTCACCCGGACGTTCCCCGCGGGGCTCGTGCCTCTCGTGAAGAAGGAGGCGACGCGACGGGCATGGACCGTCGACGTCGTGGACAAGCGCACGCGCGTCGAGCCGACTGGCCCCGACGCCGCGTGGCTGCGTGACTACCAGCAGGAGGCTGTCGCGACGTGCCTGCGTCGGGGTCGCGGCGTCGTCTGGGCTGCGACGGGGAGCGGCAAGACCGAGATGTTCGTCGCGCTCGGGCGCAAGATCCCGTGCCGCTGGCTCGTGCTCACGCACACCGCGGACTTGCTGCACCAGACCGCCGAACGGTGGCGGCTGCGCGTGCCGGACGAAGAGCCCGGCCTCGTCGGTGACGGCCTCTGGTCCCCGCAACGCTGGACGGTCGCGACCATGCAGACCCTCGTGCGGGGGCTGCGCGTGCCCAGGATCCGGCAGCTTCTTCTGGAGGCCGAGGGCATCGCCATCGACGAGACGCACGTCGCCCCGGCCAACTCCTTCTGGAAGGTCATCATGTCGACGCCGAACGCCTACTGGCGTTTCGGGTTCAGCGGGACGCCGCTGGCGCGCGGGGACAAGCGCAACGCCTTCGTCATCGCGGCCACTGGCCCGGTCATCCACCGGGTGTCGGCGCAGCACCTCGTCGAGAAGGGAATCCTGTCGAAGCCGCGGATCAAGATCGTGGAGCTTCGACAGAGCGGGCTCTCCGGCGACTGGCGCGAGGTCTACGCGCTCGGGGTGACTGAATCGCTGCGGAGGAATGCGCTGGTCACGGCAGTCGCGGTGGCGGCGGCCAAGCCGTCGCTGCTCTTCACGAAGGAGATCGCGCACGGACGGACGCTCTGTCGTTCGCTGGAGCGGCAGGGGCTCCGGGTCGAGTTCGTCTTCGGAGACGACACCAGCGGCGAGCGCGCAGGGGCGATTCGTCGGCTGCGCCGCGGGGACATCGAAACACTCATCACGTCCCCTATTTTCGAACAGGGGGTGGACATCCCCGAAGTGCGCAGCGTAGTAGTGGCTGGAGGCGGGCGCTCGGTGATCCGCACCCTCCAACGGCTCGGGCGCGGAATGCGCAAGACGGCCGAAAAGGACGAGATGGAGCTATGGGACTTTCGCGACACCGGGCACCGCTGGCTGACCAAGCACTCCGAAGAACGGCTGGGAGCCTATGTTTCAGAGGGTTTCGAAACGACGGAGGTGAGCGCGTCGGAAGTCGCCCTGCGCGTCGCGAAAACGACGTCCTCTCGCGAATAACCCCAACAGTGCGTCCTTGGTTGAAGTCGCTGGGGGTCGTTCGTGGGCAGGGCCGGTCGACGAGCGTGCGTCCGCCTCCTCCGCTCCCCCCGGTGCCGACCGAGATGTTCGAGCAGGCCCCCGTGGGGTCCGGCGCGAACTCGGTCGACGTGGTCGTGGTTGACTTGGTCTGGGCCTATCGGAAGGCCGCGGGGGAGAGGCTGGGATTCGGGCTCGTGAAGAAGTACCGCACCACCTGGAGGAAGATGTTGACCTCGACGGCGGAGAAGTTGCGCGCGCTCGACATCTCCCCGGACGCGTATGTGTCGCACGTTGTCGTGCAGTTCCGCAAGCTGCGCGGACGGTTGCCCTTCCCCCAGCAAGTCTTCGGGCCCAAGGCGGTCGACGGCTGGATGCGGTCGTACTTGGCGGCGTCCCCTGGCGAGATCCGTCCCCTCGTCTACAAGGCGACCGACGAACGTCGTCGAGCCTACGCATTACGGTTTCGTCGAGCCTGATCGATGGCGAGCAAGAACTACCCTTTCACGCGGGACTTCCAACTCGCGATCATGCGCGAACTTGTCGCCGATCCGGTGCTCATGCCGAAGCTCGCCGCATACCTGAAGGCAGAGAAGTTCGACGACGCAAACATCGCGATGGTGATCGGGGCGACGCTCGGCTACTACAAGACGCAGGGGGCAGTCCCTACGACGGTCGCTGTCGTGCAGGAACTCCGTCGGCAGGTCGAGGGCGGAAAGCTCACCTACGACCGATTGTCGGACGCGAACGCGCTCTTCGACGAAGCGGAAGACCAACCACCAGCGGCGCGCGACTACATCCTGGAGCGCGTCTTCGACGAGGAGCGCAAGGCGGCGCTCTACGCGGCGCTCGACAACGGGTTCAAGCTCTACCGGCAGGGCGAGTACGACGAAGTGATCGCCGGGGTCGAGGCGGCGGCTGCCGTTGGACGAGTCGACGCGTCTCTCGGTGTCGACTTTCGAGCGTCGCAGGAGACGCGGCTCTCGGCGCGCAAGGAGGGCAAGCAGCCGCCCCGCTGGGGGACGGGCATCGTCGACCTCGACGACTGCATCCGGGGCGGCCTCGCGCAAGGTGAACTCGGCTGCATCCTCGGGGCTCCGAAATACGGGAAGTCCATGATGCTCGCGTACATCACGCTGCACACGATGCGGCAGGGCGGGACCGTTGTGTACTACTCGCTGGAGATGAGCGAGCAAGACCTGATCGACCGGCTCGACGCCGGAGTCGCACGCGTGCCGACCGCGGACTTGAGCCGACAGGCTGACCTCGTGGCGGAACGTGTGGCGACGTTCATGGCGGGCACCGGCGGCACCGTTGTCGTCAAGCAGTTCGTGGCCGGCGCGACAACTTCGCGCGACTTGCGCTCACACCTGTCGCAGCTTCGTGTCGAACGGTCCATCGTCCCGACAGTCGTGGTCGTCGACTACGGCGACCTGCTGTCCGCAGCGACGGGCGATCACGAAAAACGCTACGAGGAACTCGGTCGCGTGTACGAGGAACTTCGGGCGCTCGGGCAGGAGTTCTCCGTGCCGGTCTGGACGGCGTCGCAGGCGAAGCGCGAGGCCCTGTCGAAGAAGGTCGTCTCGGGCATCGACATCGCCGAGAGTTTCAAGAAGCTGGCGGTCGTGGACGTGATGGTCGCCATCTGTCGAACCGAAGAGGAACGGGCGGACAGGCTGCTCCGGCTCTACCTGTCGCAGTGCCGGTACGCGGCGGACGGTGTGACGCTCGGCCCCTTCCGCACGGCGTTCGAACACGGGCTGATCGTGGACGACGGTGGCGCGTCTTCGTTGCGGGGCTCGGACGAGTGAAGCTCCGTCTCACACCGATGGTGAAGATGATTCGGCAGTCGGCCGAGTCCCGCGGAACACGCGGGCCATCGCCGAGCGGGGAGTGGCAAATCTGCTGCCCCTGGTGCGACGTGACGACGGGCAAGACGGACACCAAGTACAAGCTGTCCGTGAACATCCGGCTGGGGCTCTTCCACTGCTACCGGTGCGGGACCTCGGGGGCGGGCTCCTTCGCGTGGCTGGGGGGAGCACCCAGTGACGAGCACCCGCAAGAGAAGCTCGCGACGCTGGGCCCCCCGGAGAGTTTCGTGCCGTTCACGTCGGACGGCAAGGGGCTCCCGACGTCGATGGCCCCTGCGGTCGTCTACCTGAAGAAGCGACATGCGTACAAAGCCGCGGTGTCTGCCGGCGCGGGGTACTGCTACGCGGGCAAGTACGCGGGACGCGTCGTCCTGCCGGTGTGGCCGGAGGATGTAGGACCCCGAGGGTTAAAAACCCTCTGGCTAGGAACGCCCCGCAATTGGGCGGGGTTCACCGCGCGCACGATCTTCCCTGATGTCGAGCCGCGCTACCTCTATCCGCCGGGCATGAATCGTCGCGCGACGCTGTGGAACATGGACACCGCCCTACAGTCTCGCGCGGCCGTCATCTGGCTGGTCGAGGGGGTTTTCGATGCGCTCGCGCTCTACCCCAACGCCATTGCGACGTTCGGCAAGGCCGTGACCGAGACGCAGATCGACTGGCTGGTCGAGGAGTTTTCCGCCGTTCCGTGGCACACCGCCGCCCTGCGCGGCGTTCTCGGGAAGCTGGTCGTGTGTCTCGACGGCGACGCGTGGGAGGACGGGCAGGTACTCGCTTGCCGGCTGGGCCTGCGGGGGCTGGCGGTTGACTGGTGCCGGTTGCCTCCGGGAACAGATCCGGGGGTGCTCGGGGCGGCCGTGTCGAAGTATATCCAGACCGACTAATAGGAGAACCATGTCGAAGATCCTCGCGTTCAACTGGAGCCCCGCGCAGTTCATCGTCACCCTCGGTGACGTAAGTCCTGACACCGCCGCGCATGTGCTGTCCACGCTCAACCGAATGCTGACGCAGCAGACGGTCAAGGTGGAGGTCGAGGTCGAGAACACGGCGTGGGTGGTACCGGACCCGGTGGCTGTCGCGCCCCGCGTGACGGAGCGTCGCTTCTCCAAGGAGGAGGTGCAGGAAGCCGCCCGGAACATCACCGGAAAGAACTTCCCGCCGGGACCGGACGAGCCGCTCCTGCCGGGCAACGGGATGCCGGAAGCTCGTCGGGTAGAGGAGTCTGCGAACTTTGGTGCGGGGGCTCCGCGTGAGGAGGTCCCGCCTCCGGCCCCCCCTTTGGCCCCTGCTCCTGGTGCCTCGACTCCGGCGAGCCCTGCGCCTGCAACGACGGTGTCGCGACCGTCGTCGGATGCGGTGTTCCTCCGGCTGACCAAGCTGGAGGAGGTCGTGCGCGAGGTGCAGGCGCAGGGGGCGAAGACGCTCGATGAGATCAAGACCCGGTGTCACGCGCTGCGCGACGCCGAGATGTGCCCGGTACTGGGCAAGATCCGCAACCTCGACGAACGGCTGGAGCGGTTCGCCGTCGCGACGGGCCTGACGGCGTGACGCTCGTCTATCTCGCGCACCCCTACGGGGGGTTTCTGGGGAACTTGGCGCGTGCTCGTCGCTGGCTGCGCTGGGCGTGGCAGAACCACCCCGAGTACAACTTCCTCGCTCCCTGGATCGACGCGTGCTTCTGCCTGCCCGAGACGCCCGAGAACCGGGCCCAAGGGCTTGCGTTCGGCACGCAGATCGTCGGCCTGTGCGATGAACTCTGGCTGGTCGGCGGGGCCATCAGCGTCGGGATGCGCGCGGAGATGCAGGCCGCGAAGCGGGTCGTCGACCTGACGCACCTGGGGCCAGAACCGCCCGGCTGGACCCGCTTATCGCTGGGTGGTGGGCGGAGGGAGGGGAGGTGATCCGGTTTCCCCTGTACGAGTCCTGGCTGCCAGGTGTCGACCTCGTCGAGCCGCGTCCGCGTGAGGACAAGTGCGAACGCTGCTCGCTCGGACAGAACAGCGAGCGCAAGCACCGCAACTGCGCGCCTCCGCTCGTCGACATGGGCGACGGCAAGGGGGACCTCATCATGCTCTTGGGGGCGGCGGCCACGCAGGAGGAGCATCGCTCGGGGCAGTGGTTCACCAACTGGGTATGGACCTGGACGCGCGAGAAGGCGCGGAAGTATCACGCGGGTCCCGTGATCATGACGCACGCCGTGCGCTGCCACGGCAAGCCCGACGACACGACGTACACGGCCTGTCGTCCGTACCTGGCGGCGGACCTGGACCTCACTCAGCCGAAGATCAGTCGGGTCATCGCCGTCGGGCAGGAAGCGGCGATGGCGGTTTTCGGGATGAAGGTTCCGCACGGCCTTCGACGCTGCTGGGCCTACGCGCGCGGCGTACCCGTCTTCTTCATGGCGAATCCGCTGTCGGTCACGGCCAACCGTTTCCTGGCGAAGCAGACGGAGTCCGACCTGAAGTGGGGGCTCACCGCCGCAGCCCCGTCGATTCCCGACGGGTCGACGTGGGTGCTCCAGACGGCGGACGAAGTCGTGGCCTTCCTCGACGCGTTGACCGACGCACCGGTGGTCGTCGACATCGAGAACGCCGGGGAGCTTTGGGCGGAAAGCTACCGGCTTCTGTGCGTCGGGCTCTGCCAAGACGTGCAGGAGCCAGTTGTCATCCCCGTCAGCTTGTTGACGGGGGCGACGCTTGAACGCTTCGTTAAGTTCGTCGAGGACCCGCGCTATCCGAAGGTGGGGCAGAACATCAAGTACGACGCGCAAGGGATCTTCCGCGCGACGGGCGCGGTGCTCGCGGGGATCGAGGCCGACACGATGCTCTGGCGTCGCGTGCTGGCGTCCGATTCACCGGCCGGGTTGAACGACACTTCCTGGTTGGTCGGGATGGGGGGCTACAAAAGCGCCGCGCTGCAAGGTCGTAAGCACGCGGCGTTGAACGAGGACACCCTGCACGCGTACAACGGGAGGGACACGTCGGCCACGCTGCGGCTCTACGAGCGGGAGCTTCCGCGCATGACGACGCATAAGCTCGACAAGACGTGGCGGTCCCTGACGGGGCCCGCGGTTTCGGCGTTGGCGCAGGTCGAGCGGTGGGGGGCGCTGCTTTCGAAAGACGCCGTGGAACTGTACGACCGCTGGTTGACTGAACAACTACGGGTCATCGACGACGAGGTGTACAAGTACCCCGAGGTGCAAGAGGTCGCGGCCTTCTCGTACACCTCGGCGCAGCTTGCGCAGGTGATCTTCAAGAAGCTGGGGCTGAAGTCCCTGGTGAGGACGCCAACGGGGAAGCCATCGACGGCGGCGGCGGTGCTGCGCGCGATGCAGAACGAGCACCCGCTCATCCCGCACTTCATCGAACACGCCCGCTGGATGAAGCAGAAGACCACCTACGGGACGCCGATGCTTCGGCACATCGGCAGCGATGGACGCGTCCACACCAACTACGGGATGGTCCGTTCGGGCCGGCTCTCGTCGAGCGATCCCAACCTTCAGAACATCACGTCCGCAGGCAAGGAGGAGGGCGTCTGGGCGCGGGGCTGCTGGCCCGCGCCCCCGGGGTACGTGCTGCTGGAGGCCGACTACAGCCAGATGGAGTTGCGCGTTGCGGCGATGCTCTCACAGGACGAGACGATGGCGGCGGCGTTCGCGTCAGGCACCGACTTCCACGCGGCGACAGCGTGCATGATCACGGGGAAGACGCTCGCGACAATCGGGCCCGACGAGCGACGCGCGGCCAAGGTCGTCAACTTCGGGCTGCTCTACGGGAAGGGCCCGCGCGGGCTGGCGCTCGACCTGGGGATCTCCGAGGACGCGGCGAAGAAGTATGTGAACGCGATCCTGGGCAAGTACAGACGACTCGCGCAGTTTCGTCGGGAGTGCGTGTCGGCTGCCGAGTTGACCGGGGAGTCCGTCGTCGAGTGGAACGGCTGGGTTCACCGACGGGCGAACACGGCTATAGGGGCGCTCGGTGACGAGGTCGTCCAGGGGGCGTCACGAGGACACGGACGCAACATCGCCCTCAACGACCCGATTCAAAACATGGCCAACAACTTCTGCCTCGCGAGTCTCATCGAGATCGTCCGGTGGATCTCCGACGAGAACGTGCCCGCGAAGGTGGTCATCACCGTCCACGATTCGATCCTGCTGGAGGTGCGCGAGGACCTGCTGCACGATGTTGCCGCCGAGGTGCGCGCCATCATGCTTCAGTGGCCGAGCGGGATCGTGAAGTTCGCTGTTGACATGAAGACGGGTCCTACGTGGGGCTCGCTCGTGAAGCTCGAAATTTGACCCTGTCCCCTAATACCCTACAGCACATGGCCAACGCAATCGTTCCCGAAGACTGGACCGACAAGGACCTCCGTGAAGCCACGGTCATCGAGCCGAAGATGCTGGAGGAGGAGTACATCCGAATCCCCGGCGACTTAGCGTACTGGAACGAGCAGTATTGTCGCGCACGCGAGGGGCACCTGCGGGCGGAGTTGGCTCGCGAGGTCGACGAGGCCAACCTGCGTCTGGAGGTTCGCGCGAAGCTGGTTGAACAGGGTTCCAAGGTGACCGAGGGAACGCTCGACGCGATGGTCGTCACCGACCCCCGCTACCGCGAGACGCGTGAGCGGGAGATCACCGCCGACGCCCGGAAGCAACGGATGCTCGGCATCCTCGACGCCATCAGGGGCAAGCGCGAGATGCTCGTCTCGCTCGGGGCGCACATCCGGCAGGAGATGGCCGGCGACCCCAGCCTCCGTCGTGACTTCCGCCTGGACCACAAGAAAGGGCAACTCGGAGGCTGATACCGTTGGATCGCACGATGTCCCCGACCTGCGACGGGGCAAAGCCGGGCAGCGATTCGTCCTCCTGCGCGGCGCCTTCCACCCTAACGCCCGGTAGGGTTCGCAGGCCGGGCACTTTCCACGCACCACAACCGCGTCGCTTTTGACGCACCACCGGAACCGGAGAACAACATGGCCGACAAGGATCTGATCAAGCACGGGTCGACGGACCTCGACTACATTCGTCAACGCAAGGAGGCTTACGCCTCCGAGAAAGCGTCGCGGGAAACTTCCTTCTTGGTGCTCGGGGAGGGTAAGAACGTCCTGCGCTTCATGCCCCCGGCGCCGGGGCAGAAGACGCCGTTCTTCGAAACCTGGATTCACTACATCCGAAATCCGGCGAAGCCCGACGATACCAAGAGTGCAACCTGCCCGACGAAGACCCGGGGCTCGACCTGCGTCGTCTGCGAACGCGTGTCGGTGCTCCGTCGCACGGGGCACGAGTCCGACCGCAACCTCGCGGCCGACATGGGGGCCAAGCGGCAAATCTATGCGAACGTCGTCGACATGGGCAACGTCGACAAGGGCGTCCAGGCCCTCCGTTTCGGGTCGATGATCTACGAGACGCTCCTCGACTACCTTCTCGACCCCGAGACGGGCGGGGACTACACCAACCCGGACAAGGGCTACAACGTCGTCATCGAGCGCACCGGCAAGATGAAGGACACCCGCTACAGCGTGCGGCTCGCCAAGACGGCGACCGCCATCGCCGATCGTGAGTGGCTCAAGCACCTCTGCGATCTCGCCTTGCTCCAGAAGAACCTGCCGGCCGAGAGCCTCTCGGCGATCCTGGAGGGCCGCGACCCGGAGGCGCCGCCCGAAGCCAAGGCCGGCAAGGGACGCACGGCCGAGGATGACGCGGTCGACATCGACGACGCGTAGGTCGACATGAGCAAGACGACGCCGGGGAAGCTGGTTGAGGCTCTCCGCAAGGACTTCGGGGAAACGTCCGCGATGCTTCTTGCGGAGGGCAGTCTGTCGAAGATCACGAACGTCGTCCCGACGGGGTTGACGGTGCTCGACAAACACGTCCTCGGCGTCGGCGGCTTGCCCTACGGGCGTCTCATCGAGATGTTCGGCGACAACGGTGTCGGCAAGACGTCGATCCTCTGCTGCATGATGGCAGGGGTACAGCGCGACGACGGCATCGCCGTCCTCATCGACACGGAAAACAAGTTCGACCCCGAGTGGGCGAAACTGCACGGGGTCAAGGTCGACGACGTCGTTCTACTTCAGCCTACGACGTTGGAGCAGGTGGTCGCGCAGATGGACGCGATCCTCGGAAAGGGCGGCGACCAGCCGCTCCTGATCGCGCTCGACAGCGTGGCCGCCACCCCGACCGAGAAGGAGATGGAGAACGGCGCAGGTGGCGACGTCACGGTGGCAGAGGCCGCACGCGTCTGGTCGCGCTCGCTGCGCGTGCTCTCGTCGAAGCTGGCCAAGCGACAAGCCGTGCTGGTGCTCATCAACCAGATCCGGCTCAAGATCGGCGTGCTGTACGGCAACCCGGAGACGACCCCCGGCGGACTGGGCATCCGGTTCTACGCGACCATCCGGCTCTCCGTGTCGCACGGCAAGAGCGTCAAGGACGGCAACGAGGCGGTCGGCAAGTACATGACCGTGACTGCGCTCAAGAATCAGGTCTGCCCGCCGTTCCGTAAGGCCCGGCTGCGGCTCAACTTCACGACGGGGTTCGACGACGACTGGAGCATCCTCGACCATGCGAAGGAACAGAAGCTCGTGCCCGACACTTGCCGTTCCGTGAAGGACGCCCGCAAGGCGCTCGGCTGGGAGGAGGTATGAAAATCATCGCCGCCTTCTTCCTCGGGCTGACGGAATGCCGCAGCAGCTTCGGCATGACCTACGACAACGACCCGGAATCGCCACGTTCGCGGGCCTACGACCGGGGTCGGTCGCTGGGATGCTGGGCGCTGAATCTCGACGACGACGCGGAGTCCAGCGAAGCGGAATAGCGCATGAAGCCCATCGACCACAGACGACACGCAACCGAGGCGCTCGCGAGGCTCGACGACCCCGCAGGGGGCAACGGAGCCGTGATGTTCAGCCCCGAGCACACGATGGAGACGGTGCTGCGCACGCACGGGGCGCTCATTCTTCGCGACGTCGCCGCGCGTCTCTACGCGGAGGCGAACGGAGGGGCCCTCAACGCGGCCTGGGTGCAAGGCTGGCTGGAGAAGCAGGCGATGGAGATGGAGGCGGGACGATGAAGGACAAGAGCGTGGAGGTCTACGAGACGCTGCTCGTCGGGGTGATGGACCTTGCTCCCCCGTACTCGGGGCCGACCGGGGACAAGGCGCTCGCTCGGCACATCGAGGAGGCGGCTGCCGGGGCACTCGAAGCCCTGACCGCTCACCGTGTCACAGAGCGGCACGACCACCTTCACGAAGTCGTCGACCGGCTCCGGGAGATCTGCGTCATCGCGGAAGTCATGCAGCGCAAAGAGCCCCCGGGCATCATCTGCGGCCCTTCCGGGGGCGTGGCCGTCCCGGTCTGTGGCAAGGTGATCCCCGATCTCGCTGAGCCCGACGGGTTCGTTCGTTCGTCCCCGCGCTGCGCGTTGCAGGACGGCCACCCCGGCGCGTGCTGGCCGGGCCTCGGGAACCTCTCGCCGGAGATGCGCGCGAGGGTCGACGCTTACGCCCTCGCGGTCGGAAAGGACGCGGCCGACGAGGTGGAGGAGCCATCCGTGCGTGCGCGATGACCGACCTGGACCGGGATCGACAGGAGGAGCCATGAATAAACCGCAAGTTGGGGACCTCATCGAGGTGCTGTGGCTGTCTCGGCTGTCTCGGCTGTTCGACGCTTTCGAGGAGGAGGTCGAACGGGCTCTCGCTCACAGAGCCAACCCCTCACCGGGCGGACAGCAGACAGGCCCGTTCAACGGCGACTTCGCTGGCTGCAACATCACGTCGTTGCATCGGCTCCAGTGGTGGCTGCGCGAGTTCCGACTGGTTGCGAGGAAAAGATGATCGCCGTCTGCGCCGACGTCCACGTCGGGAACTTCGCCTACCAGGGGAACGACTGGAAGGCGGGGCTCAACGAGCGCGGCAGGCTCGCCGTCGAGGTGCTCGCGCGCGCTGTCCGACAGGCCAAGCAGGAAGGAGCCACGGCGTTCTACGTGGCCGGCGACCTGTTCCACGTTCGTCGGCCGGACCCCGCGCTGCTGGGGGCGGTCGCGCGGGTGTTGCACGAGGACGCTGCGGACCTGCCCGTGGTCATCGTCCCGGGCAACCACGACATGCTCGACGCGACCGCGGACGACGGAAACACGACCTGCGCGCCGCTCCAGTTCGAAGCGACGGTGGTCAAGACGCCGACCTGGCTCGACCACGGCGACACGCAGGTTCTCGCGGTGCCGTTCCGTGGTGGTGAACCCATGCGCGACCACCTGCGTCGGGTGTGCGGGGAGGCCGCGACCTGGGACTCGGGAAAGGCACGCAGGGTGTTGGTCACCCACATCGGCGTGTACCAGCACGCGACGGCGGCACCGTGGGCGCGCGACGCGAAGGACGGTGTCGAGGCCGAGGCCGCGCTCGACCTGCTGGATCTCGGCCGCTTCGATGCGGCGTTCGTAGGCAACTACCATCAGCACCTCGCGCTCGCGCGCAACGGAAGGCACCTGTGGCAGATCGGAACGCTCTGCCCGGGCAGCTTCAGCGATGCCGGCGACTATCCGCTGGTCGGCGGGCTGGCGTTCGACATGGGGCTCGGGGGCCCGGCGCTCGCGCAGATCCCTGGCCCGCGCTTCCTGCTGACGCGTCCCGGCGATCCCGACGGCGAGCGCGGCCGGGACAACACCTACCACGTCAGGATGCGCGGTGAAGGCCCTGTCGAAGCCCCAGCCTGGGCCGCGAGCTATGAGATCGTCGCGGAGCCCCCGGTGCTCGCCTCCATCGAGAAGCTCCCCGTTGTCGAGGACGCGGACGCCGCCATCTCGGAGTTCACGGCCCGGATGCGGCTGCCGACGGGCGTACCCCTCGACGAGGTACTCACGCTCGCGCGGAGCTACTGGCGGAAGGCCGCGCGATGAAGCTCTGCCACCTTACGCTCACCGGCTTCGCCACCTACTCCAAGCTGGTCCGGGACTTCAGCCCGGGGCTCACACTCATCGTCGGCGACAACGGCGCAGGGAAGTCCACGCTCGGTGTCGAAGGCCCGTCGTGGGCGCTCTACGGGCAAACCGTGCGCGAGGCGTTCCCGTGGGCGGGCAAGGTGATGAGCGCGAGGCTGGTGTTCGACCACGATGGCGAGACGTATGCGGTCGAGCGTCGACGGGACAAGGGCAACCCTGAGGTGAAGCTCTCGTGCGGGATGCTCGACCTGTCGGCGCAGACCGCGACCGAGACGCAGACGAAGATCGACCGGATGATCGGCACCTGGGACCACCATGTCTCGACGAGGATTTTCGCGCGCTCGTTCTTGACGCGGTTCGGCGGAGCGACGGACAAGGAGCGCAAGGCCCTGCTGGAGGCCCTCCTTGGCCTCGGGCAGTTCGACCGGGCGCTAGACCTCGTGCGCGCCGATCTTCGCGTGGCCGAGGACGCGAAGATCCGCATGGCCGGCAACGCGACTTCGCTGGGGGCGATCCTCGACCGGGTGTTGCAGGGCAGGCCCCCCGAAGGGGACGACCCGGAGTCCATCAGGGCCCGCGTCGAGGCCCTCCGGCTGGCGGTAACGACGCTGGAGGGGCAGAGCACGCAGCTTGCCTCGATGGCCGACAGCGCGGTGAGCGACCTGCAAGGGGCGAGCGGGGGGCTCGCGGAGTTGCGTCGGGCAGCGCAACTGGCCCGGCAGCGGGTCATCGACCTCGCGGCACGTCGTGACCGCAACCTGGCCGGGGACACCTGCCCGGCTTGCCTCCGGCCCCTGGTGGGCCGCGGGCGCAACGAGGCGCTCGACCACTACACGGACGAACTGTCCAGGCTGGAGAAGGCCAGGGTCGCCGCCGAGATGGCCCTGGCCCCTGCCGAGGATGAGTACGCCGAACTGCGCGGCGAGGCCGACACCCTGCGGGAGAAGGCCCGGGCGGCAGACGCGAAGGTGGCCCCGCTGCGCTCGGACCTGGCGATGGCCGACCGTCTTCTGGCTCGGGCCGAGGCTTCGGCCGCGGAGATGGCCCGGTGGCAGACGCTCCACGACCAGACGGAGTCCGACCACGTCGCGGCCAAGAAGGCCACGGAGGCCGCGCGTGGGCACGCGGAGAGGCTCTCTGCGGTCGAGGACGTCTTCGGACTCCGGGGGGCGCGGGTGGCCCTGCTGACGCGCGCCCTCGCGCGGCTGGAGGCCGAGACGAACGTGGTTCTGGGGAAGCTCGGGCTCGGCATGAGGGTCGGGATCGCCGGGCAGGCGACGCAGAAGTCGGGCAAGGTGGTCGACGCCATCGCGATCCGGGTGGATGGCGCGGGCGGCGGGGACTACCGCGCCTGCTCGGACGGGGAGCGTGCGCGGCTGGACGTGGCCCTGCTGCTGGCCCTGGCCGCGCTCTCGGGGGCAGGCGGGGTGCTGGTGTTCGACGAAGTCTTCGATGCCCTGGACCGGGACGGCATCGAGCGCGTGGCCGCGTTCCTGGGCGAACTCGCGCAAACCAGGCAGATCGTGGTCATCACGCATCACGCGGACCTGCTCGCCCTCTTCCCGGCGTCTGTCGTGTGGCGCGTGTCGAAGGACGACTTCTCTTTGGTCGAAGCGGCATGACGGCGCACGCTCAGCGCCGTTCGCATGATGCCCCGAGTGCTTCGACCTCGTGATGCTGCTGGTCGAGTCCTGCGAATGACCCGGCGGCTCGCGCACGAGCCGTCCGATGGCCGAGGGTCTGACCCGACGTCTCGACCTGGAACCCGGCGAAATCACACGCGCAGCGTCTAATGTCTCCCCTGATGCTCGACTGGCGCTGGAACGACGGAGGCCGCTTCTGGGAGGGGCACCTGCACGCGCGCACCGGGCCGGCCGTCGTGGGGACCATCGTGCCGGACGGGCCCTACTTCCGCGGGTACTTCCGCCCAAGAGCCGTGGCCATCTTCAAAACCGAGAAGGCCGCGCTCGACTTCGTCGAAGCGAGTTACGCGGCCGAGATCGTCGCGTTCGTCGAACAGGCGCTCGACAAGGACACGGGACGGTGAAACTCACGAAGCTTGACGGCGCGTCCTGGCAGCATCCGAGCCATGATCGCTGGACGCTCCATCTGGACGGGGCATTCGTCGCATACCTCGATTTCACCCAAGAACTTGGCTGGCTCTACGGCTTCCCGGGTTGCGGTCACGCCTGGCCCACGTCCGGCTGGAAGATCGCCACGCTTGGCCAGGCGCTGCGCGCGGTCGAGCGGCACTTTCTCATGCGGCTGGCTTGCGTCGAACGGGCGCTGGGGCAGTAGAACTGGCCCAAACGTGCTCATACTTCGCAGGAGTCCATTAGCTGTTTCACGGCTGCCATTAGCTGTTTCACGGCTGCGAGGCACTGGGGGCAATCTACGTGCCGACGACCGATGCGGTCACCACGCCACCCCGTCAGGATGACAGCCTTCTTCAGCGTGTCCGCGTCGCGTTGTCCAAAGGACGGATGCCCTGGAATGCGCGTCGGACGTCCGCACATCATGCGCAGGCTGTTGTAGCCCAACTTCGCATGAACGAACTCGCCGAGGGCGTGCTCAACTGCGTCGATGGAATCGCTCACCCCGAAGCCATTAGCGCGTCCCCGGAAGATTCCCCACAAAACCCCCTCATCCCCTCGACGTGCTCTGCACGCGAGGGTGCTCTCTCCAGAGCGAGAAGTCAAGCCTGTCTTGCCCAACACGGCAGAGCGTTCTCGGCGAGGGAGGCGAAGCTCAGAAACGCTGGACAAGCCGCCCCCGACTCAGTAAGAATCGGGGGATGTTGGAAGAGCCGCCAGAGGGAGACGAGCTTGGAGGAGCGGAGGAACCGCCCTCTGCCCCGCCGAGGACGGTTGAGGAGCCGGTGGAGAGGGTGGTCGTGGGTAGCTCGGAAGGTGGGAAAGAGCCTCCGGGGGCCTACGCCCCAGCCCCAAATCCCCAACGACTACGCTTAGTTACTGACGACTCACCGCGTCCAACGCTTACCGTCATTTCCTACGAAAAAGCATGGGAATTGTACCGCGACGGCGTCCGCACTCACCGCCGCCTCGCGACCGAACTCGGCGTCTCAATCCCGACCGCAAAGCACCTCATCGAGCGAGGATACCCCAAGCGCGAGTGGCCGTCACTAAAAGAGCGCGCCAGGCTCTACGACGCCCACAAGCGCGAGGCCGACGACAGGGCCTCGGCCGAGAAGGCTCGCGCCGAGACGGACGAGCGACTGCGCGCGAAAACCGACAACCTGAAGCTGACGAAGCTCGTTAAGGCCGCCGTCGCCGCTGGCCTGCGCAAGGTGCTCAACGTCGTCGACAAGGCCACCTTCGAGAAGACCGTCCGGGGCGAGAAGGTCGTCGAGGGCAAGGCCGTCCTGGACGCGCTGCGCTCGCTGGCCTCCAGCCTCAAGGACGTATCCGGCGTGGAGGAAGTCTGGTCGAACGTCGAGGTCGACGGGACCGACGGGCGGGCCCTGCCTGGTTGGGCCACGCTCTCGGAGGAGCAGGCCCAGTACATCATCGATCACGATGGGCAACTGCCCGACGGGGTGGATGACGCGATGCTCATGGGGGGCAAGAAGCGCGGGGCCTGAGCCTGCTGCTGGGATGGGCCTGCTGCTGGGATGGGCCTGGGGGCTTAGGTCATCGCGCAGGCGGGGCGTTCGGTTGGGAGGGTGGGGCTGTAGGGCCAGGAGAGCCTTGCGGGCCTCCTGCGCGAGCAGGGGAGGGGGGACGGGGGTACCCTCCCCCCCTGACGCGGGCCCCCGGGGGGAGGCTGTCCTACCCCCGAATTCGTGTGCGTTTTTCTGGGCGTGAGACTCCCCCGAAAATTTTTACACGAAATTTTCTCGGGGGAACTTCTCGGGATCCTACGGGATCTCATCCTCTTCGAGCGACTGCTCGGCACGGGGACGCGAGGAGCCGTGCTGCTTCCCCTGCTTCCGGCAGACGAGAGTGTCCCCGTCTCGGATGTCCAAGATCATCTTCTTCCGGGTCGTCACGAGAGGGATCATCAGGAAGCCTGCCGAAAAGTTCAGGGACGCGCGAATATCAGGGGGGATGACCTACCCAGGTGAACGACCGGGAGGGACCGCACCATGACCGACGACCTTGCACGACTAGCGCGAGTTCTGAATTTGGAAATACCAGATCGCTACGACGCCGCGATGGCAGTCGAACTTGACATCAAACGGTTGCTCGACACGGAAAAGCGATGGGTCGAAGCGTGCGCGCTAGCACGTACTCACTGCCCTGTTGGGGACGGCGAAAGCCATGTCAGGCAAGGGATCCCTCGCCTGGCCGCCGAAGTTCAGCGTCTCCGGGCCGATCTTGAGATTGCGGAGTCACGCAAGAGTGACGTGATTCAAAGGCTCTCGGCCTTCGCCCGCGAATGCCGCGACAACTGGGATTGCGATACTGACGCGCACACCCACGGGACGCTGTGTCGCGTGTGTGAAGCAGGACGAGTGCTGATTTGGGGCGGCGCAAAGCCGTCGGTAGAGCGTCACGGGCAGACCAACATCGTGCGGGCCCTCACCGAGACGGACAAGATCATCCCATGAGCATCCCGCTGGCGGGGGTGGAAGATATGATCCCGCTGGCGGTGGTGTGCCTGCGTCTCGGGGTCGCGCAGAGCACGCTCTACCAGGCGATGCGCGAAGGCCGTCTTGTCGCGACGAAGATCGGCGCGAACTGGTACGTCCGAGAGCAGGACTGCCGGATGGCCCCGGCGGCGGCTCCCACGACCTGCCGCTACTGTGGAGCGGTCTTCATCCCGAAGGTCAAGACCAAGCGTCCTCGCGTGACCTGCTACCAGGACAGGTGCCTGACGATGGCCGAGCGGAAGAAGGGCCAGTGGCGCAGGGAAAAGTAGCGTGGCCCCTAATATCATCATCAACAAGCCCGCAAACAAGACTGAGGAGAGCCCATGAAGAAGCCCACGAAGAAGCCTACCAAGACCCCGCGCCACGTCGTCGTGTGCACGGAAAAGCGCGGCGTGATTTTCGGCCGCCTGCTGTCGAGCGCGCCGATTCCCGGGACGGCGCTGATGCGCGTCGTGATAGCCGACGCACAGATGTGCGTCCGGTGGAGCGCCGTCGAGCGCGGCGTGTTCGGGCTCGCGTCGCACGGCCCGACAGCGGAATGTCGGATCGGACGGCTCGTCCCGCGCGTCGAGGACTCGGCCCACGCAATACTCGACGCGACCCCCGCCGCCGTGGCGGCGTGGAAGGCCGCACCGTGGGCGTGATCGGGGGCGTGATCGGGACGGCCCCGTCGTGGGCCGAGGCAAGCCTCGGCTACGGCTCCGGCTACGGCTACGGCTACGGCTCCGGCCACGGCTCCGGCCACGGCTACGGCTCCGGCGAAGGCTACGGCTACGGCTCCGGCGACGGCTCCGGCCACGGCTCCGGCGACGGCTACGGCGACGGCTACGGCTCCGGCGGCGGCTACGGCTACGGTGAGGCCGCACCGTGGGCGTGACGGTCCCGTCGTGGGCCGAGGCAAGCCTCGGCTACGGCGACGGCTACGGCTACGGCTACGGCTCCGGCGACGGCTACGGCTCCGGCTCCGGCTACGGCTCCGACGACGGCTACGGCTACGGCTACGGCTCCGGCCACGGCTACGGCGACGGCTCCGGCTACGGCTCCGGCTACGGCTACGGCTACGGCGACGGCTCCGGCCACGGCTCCGGCCACGGCTACGGCTACGGCTCCGGCTACGGCTCCGGCCACGGCTCCGGCCACGGCTACGGCTACGGCTCCGGCGACGGCTACGGCTCCGGCTCCGGCCACGGCTACGGCGACGGCTCCGGCTACGGCTCCGGCTACGGCTACGACGACGGTGAGGCCGCACCGTGATCGGGACGGTCCCGTCGTGGGCCGAGGCAAGCCACGGCTCCGGCCACGGCTCCGGCCACGGCTACGGCTCCGGCTCCGGCGGCGGCTACGGCCTCGGCTACGGCCTCGGCTACGGCTACGGCGACGGCTACGGCTCCGGCTCCGGCTACGGCGACGGCTACGGCTACGGCTACGGCGACGGTGAGGCCGCCAAGTGAGCGTGCTTCAAGAACTTCCGTGGACTCCACGTCTGAAAGGACCCATGCCCATCTATCGCCTGACCATCCAGTTGTCCGAGGAATCTACGAGGACCTGCTCGGACGGCTACACCGCGCATGAGTTCGATGCCGTGGATGAGCCGTCTGCGCGCCTCCGAGCCGAAGACTTCCTAAAGACCGCTGATGAGGCGAGGTCGGCCGAGTTGGTGCAGCTTGTCGTTCAGTACGAGCCCCGGCTGTGCCCCAACGCCACGCTCAAGACCAACTGCATGACGTCGCTCGACGGCACCGGCTTGTGAAGACCTCTGACGCAGCCCGCGCGCGGGTGCGCCGTTGGCGCGAGAGCAACAGACTGAAGGTTGCGGCATACCTGCGAGAGAGGCGGGCCGCCCGTCGAGTAGCTGAGCGGTGCGTGGACTGTGCCGTCGCCGTTGAAGGCTATACGCGGTGCCCCGCGTGTCGGAAGCGGGATGCACGTCGAGGAGCACGCTACCGACGGCGCAAGTACGGTCTGCCTCTGCCGCCGAGCCTACGCCCTTGATCGCACTGGACGCCATGCTCGCAGGCTGGGTGGTGTTCTGCGGCCTCGTGCTCGTGGTAGCTTGGCGCGTGGCCAAGCGATGACCGGTCTTGTCACGTTCCTGATCCTGGCAATGGGCTTCGCGTCCAT